CGATTATATAAATAGTAGAGTACTATTAAATATATAAATTGGTTATAATGTATCATTGTGTTTGATACCTAATGGATGTTACGAATATATACCAAAAGTGTTCCGTTTTTTGAATATATTGAAATTTGTATATTACTATTTTACGTATCAAAGATAATTAACTAATGGTGTCCAACTTTATAAAGACAAGTACTGTTATATTACATAAGAATTCGTTAATTTAGCTTAAGAAAAAGTATTCAATTATAGTTTCAAAGATTAAAAAGAGATTGATACTAAGATGATGTAAGTTCTAGCTTCTTCAACCCCATATTGTATAGTCACAAAGACAAATAGAAATTATTGTGACGCTTCTGGTGAAATGTTAGATTAACTAAATTAATCAAAAAATTATTCATATAATTAATAATCCTCAAGATCCAGAGACATAAGTTTTAGAGCAACATTAATGTCTTACATACCTTGGTATGTTGAACATTTTTGGACTATAATAAAGTTGATGGTCACATTAATAGCTTATGTAATATTATTGAAAAAATTCTTAGATACAATAGGAGTTGACACAGAAGATATGATAGTTGGAGGTATATCAGACGAAGACAATGGAGCTGATACACATAGCAAATGTATACACCAACATGACTTAGAATATTACAAAGCTACTCACAGAAATCATTTAAGTTGTGATCATATTACAGTTTATAAAATGGATGGCTAAGAACTTAATTTAGCTTAAATTTTTGAATACTATAAAGATTATTGTACATGTGGTAAAATTTATCCTAAAACAAAACTATTTAACATAAAGAGTAAATTGAAATTAAATTAATTCGCTTCATGTCCACTTAATATGTTAGGAGCTTTTATTGGCAGACAAATAAAAGGTACAGTTTTATCCGACCCAGCAGTGGTTAGAGAATTCCTGGAATATGCACGATTATCACTGGGAGTGATGTCATCAGGATTTATATGTGATTTTTAAGATTACTACGAACATGTGAAAGTTAGTGACAGCTAGAAAGCTGAAAAATATATGAAGGCTTATCTAGAATTCATGTATGCACCAGAGCCTTTAAATAAAAAAGAAGATATCACGTATAAGGCTATGGTAAAAAATGGAGAAAATCATATAGTGCACTAGGATAATTAGTCTGATAAAAGGAGTAGACTAGTTAACGATCCCTCAGAAGCTTTAAAAGCTGTAGGAGGTTGGATAGCATATATAGCTAAGAAAAGAATGAAAGAAAATTATCCACATTACATAGGTG